CATAACCAATCGCAGTTATTGTTCCATTAGAGTTTATAATTGCATCACCACTAAATGTAGCATTTGCTAAACATTCTGCTAATGCTGTTGTGTTTACAGAACCTTCTCCACGCAATACTAAACTACCAATAGCAGTTGATGTTGCTGTTGCATTTACAGAACCATCTACAGTTCTAATTCTTAAAGCATCAGCACTTACTTCTACATCACTAAATATAGAACCATTTGCTATTGCAAGAGAGAATCCATCTGCACTAAATAATGCGTAACCTGCAATAGAACCACTATTAGTTCTAATTCTTAAATAAGATACAGATGAACTTGCTGTTCCATTTATATTAGCAGGTGATGTTCGTAATCTTGTTGCATCAATAGTAACTGTGCTGTCTGCACTAATATCTGCAATACCATTTAATATTAATATTGCATCAGAAGTAACTGTTCCATTAGCAGATATGTCTGCAAGAGATGTTCTTAATCTAACAGCAGAAGATATGACTGTTGCTGTGGAATCTATAGATGCTTCACCTAGTAATGTTAGTCCACCTAATGAACTAAAAGGTGATTGTGCAAATGATGTTATTCCGAACATTATGCTGTGTAACTTCCTGAAGATGTAAATTTAAGTATTGTGTTAGAGCCACTAGTTGTTATTGTTGGAGAACCTGTATAAGTTCCTGAATAATTTGCTGTAGGAATTGATAATACTACAATTCCAGAACCACCTGCTCCACCTGCAACAGTAGTTCCTGATTGAGATGAGCCTCCGCCACCACCACCTGTATTAACAGTTCCTGCACTTCCTGCACCTCCGTTATTTGCACCATTTCCTCCACCACCTGCACCGCCTGTTCCAGCAGTAGATGTTGAGCCTATACCTCCACCACCACCACCTGCGTATGTTACAGAAGAACCTGTAATGCTTGATGCAGTTCCTGCTCCACCATTACCACCATTTGTTCCTGACCCATTACCACCAACAGCACTAGCACCTCCGCCGCCACCTCCGCCATAATTAGGTGCGGAACCACTTCCTAATCCACCATTATTTCCTTGACCTGAAGTTCCTGAACCTCCTAGTGCATTAGAACCGCCACGACCTCCACCTCCAGAACCTCCATCTCCACCAGCTGAAACTACATTGTTACCACCATATCCACCGCCAACTGTAGATACTAACGCTCCTATTGATGATGAAGAACCTTGAGTACTTGCAGCACCTCCAGCACCAACTGTTATAGTATATTTTGTTCCTAAAAATAAATTTGCTGTGCTTGTTAAAAAACCACCTGCTCCGCCACCTCCGCCATAATTAATTCCTGTTTGAGCAGTACCACCACCTCCTCCTCCAGATACAACTAAATATGATATTGAATATGGAATAGCTTGATTATATTGAAGCCAATTAGATGTTGAATCATCATACCATTCAGGATAACCTGTATCTGTATTGAATCTAACCATTCCTGCAGTAGGACTTACTGGGCGTTGTGCAGTTGTTCCAGAAGGTAATGAAAATGAACCTGTAGATGTATTTGCTTGGTCTGATACAGCAGTAGGTGTTACAGAAATTCCTGTTAATGAAGAACCATCACCAGTAAATGCAGTTGCGTTTACTGTTCCTGATACATCTAACGCAGTTGTAGGTGTAAGTGTGCCAACACCAACTCTATTGTTTGTAGAATCTACATGAAGCGTATTAGTATCAACAGTTAAATCACTAGTATCTAAATCTGTTAATCCTGTTACTGTTCCGTTACCATTTATGCTAACTGCCATTTATTATTCCTCAGTAATTAAATCCCAAGTTTTATTTGCTTCATTCCAATTATATTGATTGCCATCTTCAGGATAAACAACTGGTGCTACCCACCAACAGGTATTTTCATCTAATGTCCATGATGGATATGGTTTTGGTGGTATAAAAGCATCTAGTGCAGGGTCATAAGAAAATCCTATACCTGCATAATTTTTTCTTAATGCTTTTGATTGGTCTGCTGATGGAGTTTCGCCATCTTCTTGATAATGCACACCACCTCTTGTATTGTAAGAAGTTTGTATCCATGCTCCTGCTGAACTATCAACAAATGTATCAAAAAATTCTGGTTCTGCCACTATGACATCAACCACTACTCCATCTCTAACTTTTGCAAAATGTGCCATATATATCCCTATGCCGTAAATGTTCCTGAACTTGTAAATGTATGAATTGTATAACCACCAGATGATGTAACTGTTCCTCCAGTTCCTAGTTGTGAACCAAGATAGCGAAGAACAACAATACCAGAACTTCCAGAACCTCCAGAACCTCCAGAAATACCGCCTGCACCACCTCCACCTCCGCCTCTATTAGCAGTCGCATTATATCCACTACCATTTTGTCTACCATTACCACCACCTGCTGTTGCAGTTCCGCCTGCGGAGTTTTCAGAACCACCCCCTCCTCCGCCTGCTCTTGCTACAGATGTTCCAGTAATAGATGATGTAGAACCTGCACCACCTGCACCACCATGTGCTGATGCACCTGCACCTCCTGCACCTCCACCACCTGCACCACCATAAGGTGAACCACCATTTGGTTGGTTACCACCTGCATTACCTTGACCTGAAGTTCCAGAAGCACCATAACCACGATAACCACCGCCACCACCAGAACCACCTGATGTTCCTGCTGTTGGTCCGTTGTCACCACCACCACCAGTTCCACCACCAATAGATGTAATACCTATTGCAGAAGAATTAGCACCATTTGTTCCGTTACCGCCACCATTAGCAGATGAACCACCAGTTCCGCCTGCTCCAACAGTAATTGTATATGATTGCCCAATAGTCGGATAAACAGTTCCAGTTCTGTAACCACCTGCACCGCCACCACCTGCTGAACCGCCAGATGACCTTGTTCCACCTCCACCACCACCACCTGCAAGAACTAAATACTCAACTGCATAATTAATATTATTTACAGTAATAGAAAATGCTCTAGCACCAGAAGTGTTACCTGCGTTATCAGTAGCAGTTATTGAAAAATTGTATGTAGTATTAGATGCAACAGCAGGAGCAGTTCCTGTAATTGCACCAGTTGAAGCGTTTAAACTTACTCCAGAAGGTAATGCTCCACTTGTAACTGCGTATGTAACAGAACCATCATCTGATACTGATACAGATGTAGATACAGATGCACCTTCATTAACAGTTGCTAAACTTCCTGATGCAGTTACCCATGTTGGACTTGAACCAGTTGTTAAAGCATCTAAACTTTCATCTTCGCCAGACTCTTGAATCACTTTAATATCAATAGGTGATTGTGATGTAGTGTAATCAGAAGCAGTAACGAAAGTTAGTTGTTGAGAATTGACAAAAGTAGTAGTCATTTGTGTATAACTGCCACCATTCAATCTAATCCAAACTTTTGCATCAACAGTAAAGTAATTACCGTTTACAGTAATTGTAGTTCCAGATTCACCATTATAATCTGTTGGCGATATAGAAGTAATTTCAGGCAATGGAGTGTATACATTTCTCCAACTTGTTCCATCATAAGATTCAACTACATTTGTATTTGTGTTAAATCTAATCATACCAGTTGCAGGACTAGCAGGTCTTTGTGCAGTTGTGCCTGCTGGTAAATCAAAATAACCTGTAGATGAGTTTGCTTGGTCTGATACAGCACTCGGTGTTACAGAAACAGATGCCCAAGTAAAAGAACCATCACCATCACTTCTTAAATATTGAGATGTTGTTCCATTACCTGATACATTAAGTTCATTTGCACCAACTACATTAGCACCTAATTGTGCATTAATAGATGTAGTTCCACTTCCTGATAAATCACCTGACAATGTAATTGTTTGGTTTCCAGTGATATATCCTGAATCATTAGTAAGAGTTGATATATTGTCACCTGATTTTACTACTGCTGTTCCACTAACTTGTAATGTTCCAGTAAAGTTAGCAGTTACATCATCATACTTTGCTGTGTCTGCATCATAACCTTGAACAGTTGTGCCTATATCACCAGCTGCTAAAATGTTACCGCCAGTAGTAGATAAGTTATAAGTCGTGCTACCTGCAACGGCAGGAACTACTATATCTACTTCACCGCTTGTATCACCTTTTATTGTAATCTTTGCCATCTTATTCCTTATCTAAATATTGCAATTTCTGCATTTTCTGGGTCACTAGCAGCACCATTAGACCCTTCTCTTACAAATCTCCTTGATGTTGTAGTTGGTGCTGAAACGCTTGGGACTACTGGACCAAAAGAATAATTTAATGCTCCTCCAGAGATTGTTGAGCTACCACATACAGAAGCATAATTTGTATCAGGCATAGCTGTAGTAAAGTTTACTGTGTAGTCACCTGTGCCATTATCTGTAATAGAACTAACATTACCACTTGCTCTTATTGCTACTGTTCCTGTTCCATCAAAGTTTACCCATGCACGACAACCATATGCAGTTGCTGAAGAACCATAACCTGAATTAAATTTAAAGTTTCCTGAACTATCTATTTCTGCTCTTTTTACATTGCCTGTATACCAATTATGAGAAGAACTAGTAATGCTTTGTAGATAAAAATCTCCTGAATCAAATTCATATAATATATCGTTATTTCCTGAACGATAATTAATTTTTCTGTTTGAACCACTAGATAGAGATATAACACCATTGACATCTAATGCTGTAGCAGGACTACTCGTGCCAATACCTACATTGCCTGCTGTGTAATATATGTCAGAACCTGTTGTTGTCCATTGTGATGATGCTATGGTTGCCCAAGATTCATTAGTTCCATCTGTAGTAAGATATTTTCCTGCATTACCTGTTTGAGAAGGTAATGTATATTGTGCTACAGTTCCCCATGATGAGTTAGTGCCATCAGTTGTTAAGTATTTACCTGACTGACCTGATTGTGATGGTGCTAGTGCATTAAATGCAGAAGTTGCAGTTGTTTGTCCTGTTCCACCATCTGCTATTGGCAGTGTTCCAGTTAAAGATAAACCACTAGCGGTAATAGTAGCAATGGTAGAACCATCTGCTTGAAATTCTATTTCACCACTAGAATCACCAGTAACTTCTATACCACCTGCACCAGTTGTAATTGCATTAATCTTACTAGTCATAATAGTCCTATAATACTAACCATCTTTGTCCTGACGGAACTGTCACAGTTACGCCAGAATCTACAACAACTGGACCGACCGATAATAAATTATGTCCACTTGGACCAGTGTAATTAGATGTGATTGTTGAGTTGTGAGCAATAATGCCGTCTCTTGCTTCTATGTGAGGAACTGATACTGTTCCTTCTGATGTCACTTCACCTGATCCTTGATATGCTGATTTTTCAGCAGGATATGTGACAAATACATCACTTGTTCCTGTTAGCGATATAGCACTGCCTGCATTAGATGATTCTAAAATAGTATCACGAGATAAAGTTGTTCCTGATGCTGTGTAAGTTCCTAGACCTACTTCCCAATCATTACCTGAAATAACTGCATAGTAAGTAGTATTGCCGTCACCAACTGAACTAAACGATTGGAAACCATCTGCTGCACCTGCAAGTGTAATCGTGCCTGTGCCTGTAGTGGTAGTGCTTTCTTTAATACGATCTTTAACGACTAATGCCATTATTTATCCTTACGCTAATGTAACTGATAAGTTTCCAGTTGTAATCTTAAAAATATCGCCTGAGTCAATAGTTTTAGATGTATCTAAAGGTGTGTGAAATAATAAGTTACCACCAGTAGAAGCATCATGTATGCCTATGTGAGTAACAGTCCCAAAACTTGAAGTGGCAGTAGGGAAGGTTACATCAGCAGAGTTTGTAGATACACCATTAGAAGGTGCACCAAATGTTACTGCTTGTCTTGCATACCCTGTTCCTGATGTAGATACTTCTGTACCTGTATCCGCATCTGTTGGGTCACTTGTGTATAAAGATACATACACTGTTGCTGGTGATGTATATGATGTGTTACGGAGAACAGCATCGATAAGTGCGTTCTCTAAATAATTACTAAATTCAGCCATTGTTATTTACCTCGTTGATAATGTTATTGACATAGGAGAAGATGGATATTCGCTATCATCATCACTTGCTCTTAATGATGCTAGACCTCTATCATATAAAGATGCCCAAGTTGCTAATCGTTCATCGTTCATAAGATAAGGTTCAGCTTCTGCTAATGCACCGTATAAAAGCAAGTCTGGGCAGTTAGCTAGAAATAAGTTAGATGAATTACTATCAGATAAATAATCAGGTTTGTAGTAATACACCATTCTTAATGTATATGCTGTATCAGGTTTAGGTGCAAATTGAAACTCACTACCTAGTAATGTGTACATGGTAGGTACACCTTTTTCTGTTACTCTAGCGTTTCTAAAAAAGTTAGATGTGTTTTGGAATTGTAATACACGAACAGGTGTTGTATCTAAATGTAAGTCTTTCATTGCTAGAAAGTCTGATGGTAAAGATACGGTAGAGTCATCAGCCGTTGTTGTTGCAGTTGCTACTTTCAGCATTTGTCTAATGCGTAAATCTCTGCGTAGTCTTTCTTCTGCTAAACGAATAAAGTCAGGTATCTGTGTTGTCAGGTCACTACGAGCAAGATAATCAGCTATCGTGCTTTTTAATGTTGTGTATGAAGTAAATGCCATTATACTTTACCTTGTCGTGTTCTAAAGAAACGGTTGTCTGGGTTGTTGAGCCATGCTCTAAACTTCTTTTGGTCTAATACATGAAAGCCTCTCATGATGCCTTCTTTATTTAATGTGTCTATGACAGTCAGTGGAATAGAAGCTATCTTATTGTCAAAGACATCTTCACCCCAACGACCATTAGTTGCGTTGTATTCTTTTTTGTTCTGTTCAATAATTTCAGATACATCTTGTGCAGTCTCAATCACTAATCCACCGTCTTCGGTGCTGTGTGCTACCTTGTCTCTAATATTATCTTTTTCTAATAGTTTTGCCATAATTATCCTAAAAGGGTAATGCCCTCCGAAGAGGGCTATTAACCGTATTACTCTGCTAGGTCAGCAATAATTGCGTGAGCTGCTTCGTTTTTAACTTCTAGTGTGTATTCAACGATAAGTTGAGTTTTTTCGCTATCACCAGTTTTCGCTAATTCGTTTGTTGCGAATGGGCGTAAGTAAGCAATAGATGCGTACTCTGGGTCAAGAACAAAAGCTACTTCACCGTTATCATCAGCATCAGCAGACATGAATCTGTTAGGAACAACAGATAATGTACCAAAGTCTGATAAGTAAACATCAGCAGCACCAACGATAGTTGTTGGTTTGTTTGATGGAGCTTGATAACGCTGTTCAGCAATACCAGCAAAACCTGAAACAACTTGTTTCTGTGTTGGAGTTACCATAAGAACTGATGGGTTACCACCTGCTTCATATGCTTGTTTAACAGCAGATTTAAGCATTGTTTCTGTGAACGCTGCATCTGTACCAGATACACGAGCTGTAGTACCGTCAGCACCAGCTGTACCAGCACCAACATAGTTTGTTTCTAACCATGCTTGTAAAGAACCTAATTTACGAGCTGTAGAAGCATCGCCTGTAACAGCAGCTTGGTTAGATAATAAGATTTTTTCCATATCTCGTTTAAGTTCTGAAGAAGCTTTTGATAACTGATAAGCTTTTTCTGACTTACGACCAGCCTTATCGATAGACTCTAAAGTACCAGCGATTTGGATAGTTTTTTGTGAGATTTGAGTTCTGTTACCAACACGAGTTGTTGGAGCAAGAGTTGCTGAAGAAGCATCTGCACCCTCAACTACAGCGTTAGCTACTGAAGCATCAGCTAATGAATCTGTTTGCCATTCATGATAAACAGCAGTTGCTTTTGTTTTACCAACTGATGACATAAATGGTGTATCGGTTGGAGAGATATTGTAAATAACATCAGTAAGGTCTTCTCTATTACCTACTGACTCATATGTTTTATATGTTGCCATGATTAATTCACTTCCTTAAGATATAAAGTTTTCAAAAAGAGCTGCAGCATCTCTGGCTTTACCAGTCTGCTTTAGCCTTTGCATTTGTTTTTTGCGAATATCTGCATTACCTTCTTTGACCTTTGTGCCTGATTTAACCATCTTGGGTGCTTGAGCAACCTTTTTAGTAACGGCTGGTTTAGATTTCTGAAGTAAATCATACAGTCTCGCTTTGTTGAGGATTTCTACATGACGAGAATCGTATACATTAGCTAATTCTTGGTCTG